CCCATAGCTCTAGTTGCTCAGGGAAGACGGAATAATCCTTGCGGCGCAACCTGCGATACCAAGACCGCTGAGGTAAAGGCATGTCAATTCCGTGCCATGCCTGCACTGCTGTTGCCAAACTCAGGCAATCGGCAGCGCCATGCTTTTCGGGCACAGCCCCGAGGCGGTAAGGCAGCCCAATCAACTCGTAAGGCTCAATCAAGCGTTGCTAATACGAGAGCTGACAGGAAGTGCGCCAACTGTCCTAGACAACAGCACTTTGTTTGGGACAAACGACGAAACAGCATCAATAGATGAGCTGAGATTCAACTGCACGCCATCAACGCTGTAGCTCAACCCAGAAGCAATCCAATACTCAGTGGTCAATGTTCGACTAGGAACAAATGTCGTTGGATTCATAAGCACCGTGTTTATCTCTACTAAGTAAAAATTCTCTCTAGCCTCCCTGGCGTAGGCAATGCTGATTTCATTGGCGGCAAATGTCAGGCTGCTCTCAATGTTGTCCCCAGAAATAGACTTTGTTGCACCGCTATAAATAAACGGCAAAAAGTCAAAGGACTTTGAATCGTATGTGATCGCACTGGTCGTTGTGCTGTTTTGGAACGCAAAATGCTCGATGCTTGTGTCTTCGCTGTCGGTGAAGCGAATAAACGTGGTGATGGCTTCGAGTGTCATACGCCAACCCTGCTACGAACACTGCGCTTGTTCACAAGGTCACTGTAGACATTGCGACGGCCAAGCTCTGCACCGCGTTTTGCAGCCTGCGCCATGCCACGCTCAAACTCAGCAGCAGTGACGTAGTTGACGTTATTGATTCGCTCAACGCTGTAGCTCACGTCAATAGAACCACCGCCACCAGTCATGCCACCTGATGCACCACCACCTGGGCCGTCAGGAATGACAGCACCACCGCGAGCACCACGGGCATAACGTCCCATGGCTTCGTTCATTTTGCTGGAAGGGATGACGTATTCAGGCTCGCCACCTTCACCGATTTGAGCAAATTCAGGGCTAGTGATGTAACCACCTGCAGCTCTTTTTTTGAAAAGAGCACCAAGCAGCCCAGTGCCTGCTTCGCCATCACTGCCAAAGCTGCCGATGCCTGCGCTCAGGAACATTCCGCCAACCTGCTTCAAAATGCCCGACAGAGATTCACCAAGTGACTTGCTGCCTGTAATTGCGTCTTGAATGCCCTGAACAAGACCAGCCTGAATAGTTTGACCAACGCTTTCAAATAAAGTCTCTAGTCGTTGAGCTTCAGTTACTTGATCTTGCAACCCAGCGACCTTTGCGACTTGCGCTTCAACATCTGCTCTGTTCAAGCCCTCAACACTACGCATAATTCTGTCTACTTCTTGCTTCAACTGCACTTCTTTCTCGTTGCCATCTAATTTTGCTTGAAGAAGCTCAGCCTCTTCAACTAGAGGTCTCATCGCGTCTTCTCTGGCTTTCTTGAGGTCTATTGCTCCTTGCAAGTCTTGACCAAGAGCCGTGCCTATAGCACTGCCTCTTTCTGCATCAAAAGCTTTTTCTGTGATGTCTTTAATCTGTTGACGCCTTTCGGCAGTGATTCCTTCAAGGTTATTGATTCTTTCCAGCTCGTCGGCACGCCTAAACTCAATGTCAAGCAAAGTTTTGCCTAACTCGGACTGCTCTGTAAGAAGCTTTATGCTTCGACTTTGTTCTGTGAATATATCGCCAGCAGTCTCTCGGCCTTTTTCCTCTCTACGCAACCGCGCCTTTCTCTCCGCCTCAGTTTCAGGTTTTGGGGCCAACCTTTCATTCCGCTGTGAAACTGTTTCGGGCGGATCAATTGGGACCATATTTGCGTCATATTTGATGCCCGCAATAACAAATTCTTGAGACAAGACCTTGGTCCGTTCTTTTACTTTATCAAGAGCGTCTGCGAGCTTGTCGTATTTTTTCGCTGCAATCAGAGCCTCTCTTCCATTCCTTTTGGTTTTCGGCTCTAACTTCTCCATTTGTTCGTTGAGCTTTTTCGCTTGTTCTTGAAGTTCATCAACACTGTTGCTATTAACTGTGGTTAGCTCATTAAACTCAGCAATTTTTTTCGTAGCTCCCGCTGCTGCCACGCCAATAGCCACTAAACCAGCTGCAGCAGCTACAAAAGGAAATGCCAAGAAAGCAACCTTCAAGGCGACAAGCGCGCCTTTGACCAATAAGATTGCTGGCGGCAATGCTGCAAATGCAAGACCTAAAGCAGCAGTACCAACAATTACTGCTTTTACAGGTTCAGGCAAAGCCACAAACCCTTTAAGCAGTTCAGTTGCTGCATTTACAACAGGCAAGATAGCAGGCAACAATTTCTGAGTTGCGGTATCGCTAAAAGCCACTGCTGCATTGCTTAAATTTCTAAATTGCTGACCAGGGCCTTTTAATGCTTCAGCCAACTGGCCGGCACCCTCTCTACCAACACGGCTGAGCGCCCTAATCACAACAGGAGCAAGAATCTTGCCTTCTTCGCCAAGTTTTTTTAGAGCGCCAACAGTTACACCCATTTCTTGCGCAATGGCCTGTGCAATCAAAGGCGCTTGCTCAAGAATTGAATTAAGTTCTTGCCCTCTAAGGACACCACTACCTAAAGCCTGCGTTAATTGCAGAAATGCTCCAGCAGATTCAGAGGCAGTGGCACCGGCCAATCTTGCTGCCGTGTTGAAGCCAACAAAAGTTGACTCAATGGTCTCAAGACTCATGCCCATGGGCTTCAGGCGTGCCAACAGACGCGCAACACCAACATTTGCCTCTGTCTGACTCAAGCCAAACTTTTTAGAGGCGCGTTCTGCAATCGCCAAAGCCTCAGCAGTGTCTCCACTTGCTGCAGTCAACAGCTTGATCCTTCGTGCTGACTCAATGGCTGATACGCCAGTTTCGATGATTTCTTTGGCTGCTACTGCGCCACCAAGACGCGCAAGACCACCCCGCAAGCCACTTAAGCTGTCGTTTAAGTCTTTCGCATTACGTGCTGCGCCTCTAAATCCACCACTTAATCTGTCTGCAGCTCTCTTGCCGACAATTCCGAGGTTATACATCGCACCTTGAGTGCGAGTCATAACTTGCTGGAGCTTTCTGCCTTCTTTGTCGACCTGACGCAAGGCAGTTACCGCCTTGGAAGCGTTGATAATTAGCTCAACACTGGATACTGCCACGGCGATCTAGCAATAGCTCAATACTACCGCCGACTACGCTTTGCGCGATCCATTGCCTTCTCCTCCTCGTCGCGCTTGATCTCGTAATACGCAGCAAAATGCACAAGCTCCGCATCGGTCAACTCCGTGCGAAGCCTGCTCACAGTCATCCCCAACTCGCAGGCCAAGTGAAACTCAAACAGAGTCCACCTGTCCTGCTTCAGTCGTTTTTTGCTTCCTCCATGTCGGTGTCTTCACCGATGCCGAACAGGAACAACTCGATTTCGTTCAGCACAGACTCAGGCAACTGGCGCTGCAGCTTGGCTGCATCAGCAGCAGCAAACGCCTTTGAGCCGTCTTCCAGCTCAGCCATTTGACACAGCATCTGCGTGCTGATGTCTAGAGCCTCTTCTGTCCCGGCAAGGCTCTGTGCCTTCTTGCGATCTGCACGGGTGATGGGCTTGAAGAACAAGTCAACAACCTTGTCACCCGCAGCATTTTTCAGTTCAAACTTACGACGCTGGTTGAGGTCAAACGCCCCAACCAGCAGGTCAACAGTTCGAGATTGAGCAGGCATTTAGGCAAAACATTTATCGCCTAAACTATAGCCTCATCACTCAAGATTAGAAGTGATGGTGCCAGAGGTGACAAAGTTGCAGCTGACAACAACCAATTCACCGACCGTAGAAGTGATTTCCATGTCAGTGATGATGCCGCCAAAAGCAACACTGTCAGAGCCAGTTGTAGTGCCAGTGGTGAACAGCTCAAAACTTGCATCGGTGGCGTCGTTAGCTTTAACAACGTCTTCAATCAAGCCAGCTTGGCCGGTTGCGTCAGGGTCGTAAACCAGTTCGACAGTGCCAGAACCAGAAATCAAGCCGCCAATAAAGTTCCGAAACGTGTCACCGTGATCGGTGGTTTCGTAGGTTTCTTTGGTGATCGTCAGGCTCCAGCTGCGGGTGCCGACGACCGTGGCAAGTGACCCAGAACCAGTTTCAAACTGGACTGCGCCTTGTTCTCCGCGAAGGGTAGCCATGGTCAGAGTTCCTCGATGGATTCAAAGGTCACACGGACCTGTGTTTGAAAATAGCCCTCGGGAGCTGGTGAAGCCAGTGCCTCTGGACCGATTGGAGCGTCGAAGAAAACCCCCGACACGATGACCCTATTGTAAAGGTCTCGAACGCGCTTACCAATCACATAATTTGCTCCCGGTCCTGTGCCTTTGGGTGTGAATATGTTGATCACCATTTGGCCCAAAATCCTGTTGTAACCGCTTGTGGTCAAACCATGGCCCAAGTATTCGTTAGCCCCAAAAGACGTTTGGCATTGCACCCAAGAAGATCCTGGGGTGGGCTCATAGGCCATGTTGTGAAACACCACGGGGATCACAGGACTGTCAGCAAGTTCAGTCGCCAGTCGTCCCTCAATCGTGGATCTGATGGTGTTGAGATCAGCGGCTGCCATCAGACTCCACCTGTTATGCGCCTCAGAATTCTAGAAAGGCGCGTCTCAATCACCTCATTCAAAATGTTTTCTGGGTAGCGCTTAACGACTGGTGGCGTGCCTGTGGTCTTTGGCGG